ACTTCGGAGTTCCAGCCTAGGGACTATCGTTATTCGTTTAAGTGAGGTTTAAATGGCTACAAGCGGTCTTTATGGCAACAGTGGAAATGGCGCTCTGATTGCCGAGCCCAGCGCAGAATCAACAGGTCTTTATGGACCACAAGTAAGGTTTGGTGTTACTGGGCCAACCGGTCCGACAGGTCCAACAGGTGCAACAGGCGCAACAGGCGCGATTGGACCTACTGGTCCTACTGGCAACATAGGTTTAACTGGTCCAACAGGCCCTACTGGTCCTACGGGATCAACAGGTTCTATTGGTCCTACCGGTCCTACTGGATCAACTGGAAATACTGGTCCGACTGGTCCAACAGGGCCCACTGGATCGACTGGATTAATTGGTCCAACGGGTCCAACAGGATCAACTGGAAATACTGGCCCTACGGGTCCAACTGGTAGCACCGGCTTGACGGGTCCAACGGGTCCAACTGGGAGTACAGGATCGACTGGACCAACAGGGCCTACAGGAAATACTGGCAACACAGGCCCTACCGGTCCTACAGGTTCAACTGGGTCTACGGGTCCAACTGGACCGACAGGTGCAGATAGTACGGTTGCAGGGCCGACAGGACCCACTGGTTCTACAGGATTGACAGGGCCGACTGGTCCTACGGGTGCTACAGGCGCAACAGGAGCTGGTGGTGCTTTGGGTTATTGGGGCTCTTTTTGGGACACTACAACTCAAACTGCTGCTGCTGCAAACACTGCTTATTCTGTAACTTTAAATAGTGCTGATGCTGCAAATAATGGAATCAGTGTTGTTTCTGGTAGCAGGATTACCTTTGCATATTCTGGCGTTTATAGCCTGACATTCTCAGTTCAGTTTACAAACTCAGATACACAGATTCATGATGCAAACCTTTGGTTGCGTAAAAATGATTCTGGCAGTACTGGTGACATTCCTGATACTGATAGCAAATTCAGTATTACATCAAGTCATGGTGGCGTTGACGGTAACGTTATTGGTACTGTTAACTTTGTCATGGCATTTACTGCTGGTGATTTTGTTGAACTTGTTTGGTCAACAAACAGCACACAAGTAACACTTAACACGATTGCCGCTGGCACTTCACCGACCTCTCCTCGTGTACCTTCAGTTGTATTTACTGCAACACAAGTAATGTATACGCAGCTTGGTCCCACTGGTCCTACTGGCTCTACTGGGGCAATTGGTCCAACGGGACCTACTGGAGCAACTGGTGATGTTGGTCCTACAGGTTCTGCGGGTCCTACTGGACCAACTGGAAGTACTGGCTCTGTTGGCCCAACTGGACCTACAGGAGCAGATTCAACTGTCGCTGGTCCAACTGGACCTACAGGCTCTACAGGTTCTACAGGTTCTACCGGACCAACAGGTCCTACTGGACCCATGTATGGTTCTCGTGTTGTTGCAATTGCAGATGGAACATCCATCACAATTAATGCTGATACAACCGATATTGCCACTCAAGCTAACACGCAAGCTACTGGAACTTTGACCATCAATGCGCCTACTGGTACATTGTCGAATGGACAAAAAGTCATGTTGCGTTTAACGTCTACAAACGTGCAGACATTTAGTTGGAATGCTGTGTTTGCTGGATCAACAGATCAATCTTTGCCAACTTCTTCAACTGGATCAAGCAAAACAGATTACATGGGTTTTATTTACAACTCAACTGCTGCTAAATGGCAAATCATTGCCAAAAACTTTGGCTTTTAAGGTTTTGATATGGCTATTTATTACATCAGCCCGCATGCGCAAACAAACGGAACAGGGACGTATGCCTCCCCGTATTCGTTTTCATCCTCGACCAGAACTGCCCTTGCATCTGGCGATGAGGTGCGGGTCTTGGGAGTGCCATTAACTAGCCTGCTAACCTCCACGGTTTATACCGCAACATACACTAGCAATTATCAGCTAACGATTACTGCTGGTGGAGGTTTGGGCGCTGATTTTGCGGCTAATGATGTCGTTTATCTTCCAGATGTTGATGCTTTTATTAAATTATCAGCGTCAAGTGCAAACGTACTTTCCATCGGTACTACCGCAATGTTGCCCTGGTATAACACCAGCACAGGGCAAACAACGATTACGGTCAGAAAGGTTGACACCGTAACCTATCCTCCATGTACCACAACTGGGTATTTTCTGTTTTTATTGTCGGATGTAACGACCCACAACATAACAGTATCTGATGGCTGGACTAGCGCGACAACTCGGGTTACCGATGGATCCGTCAAAAGCATAATACACGCGGCCAGCAGCGTTGGAATGTATTGTTATCTTGACGGAAATAGTACGCCATCCGTATCCGCAGCATATCCGACAAATAGAACCTACAGTTTAGAAAATAGCCATTTTCTCGGCGGCAATGGCGGTGTAAATGCTTCTAACCTTTATATATTCGCTTCAAATGTAACGGCAAATATAGGACAGCTATTTACAGGAGGAAGCGGATCGGCTGGCCTTTTTTATGTTGGATCCAGTTCAAGTTGGGGCTTTAATATCAATGCTACCATAAAACACTTAACTAATTCATACGTTTCGCCAAACGGAATCAACTGCACCGTAAGTATTACAAACTGGGCGGTTCAATTCCCAGGGTTAAATTCCGGTTATAGCTCTGTCGCTGCAAACGAAAACTTTACATATAACATGAATAATGTGGTGTGTTTGCAAAGTAGCTCATCAGGCTTTCTGCAATACGCAGGATCACAAATAGTCAGCAATTTCACTTATAACTGGAACGGCTTAATTGATGTTTATAACTCAATAAGTTCTCCTTCTTTGGGGCTCACTGGCGCGTATGGATTCTCAACCATAAATTTTGGCGCAAGTTTCAGTATTAAACATAACCGAAGAACTCAGACCGTAACATCTTTTGGTTATTTGTTTTATAACCCGAACGGTGGGGTTGTTGTAGGTCAGAACCAAGCTGTTCCAACAATCGGAACGCCTCCCGGAATTACGACTTTAATTACGACTTACGGCATTCTTGGGACACTACCTAGCATGACGTCAACGCCTAACACGGTCAATACGGTTATATATAGTCTGCCTACGTCAAGTTATAACACAACATATCTGCCGAATTTGCCAGCATTAGCAAACAACTTTGTCCTAACGTTCAGGGATGGGGCATCGCCCGTAGAACTTATGGGGATATGGGGACGATATAACAGTGGAAATATCGGTCCTGGTTTATACCCGATTGCGTCTTTAGATGCGTCTGTGTTTAGAACTACTGGGCCAAGTTTGAAAATGAATTTGGTTACCAGAAGCACATCTTATTGGTCGGCAGCGCGAGATTCAAAATCCGTGAAGCCTATAAAAGTTCCGGTTACTTCAGGCCAAGCCGTAACAATTTCAGGCTATGTCAGGACAAACATTGCCTCCGTTGCCACCGGGGATTTCCAGGTCAAGCTGGTGATCAACAATACCGTGGTTGCCAGTCAAAGTTTGACAGGATCATCCATTCTGAATGCTTGGGGCTCATTTTCTATTTCGTACACGCCGTCCATCACTGGTGAAGCATACTTGAACTTGGAGCAATACTATGCAGCCGCAGGTAGCTATTGGCTTGACGACTTAACTATTTCATAAGGAACGACGATGGCAGTTATCGCAACCTACGTTGATGATCGGGATTACGTCTACCCAGATCAATACATCAACATTCACAAAGTAACCGCATCCAAAACATCGATGGATGTTGAGGTGGCAATTTTTCACTCGCAGAAATCTTTTGCGGATGGAGAGCCTCCGCATACGGCGCACATAATCAAAAATGTGGCGTTTGATATGTTTGACACCAGAAACGTTTGGCAACAAGGTTATGTCGGAATAAAAGAATTTTGGCCTGACAGCGTGGATTGCTAATCATGAATCGGTTTTTAATTATTGGGTATATATCTACAAAAGTATATCCAAAAGATTCAAAAACTTCTGTATATTATTTTGCTCTTGTTCCTGGTAGTGCGCCAGCTCCAAAAGCAAATACAAATTTCTTTGTCTTTTTCTAATAGTAATAGCCATGAAAATAGCCGTATATGCAATATCAAAAAATGAAGAACAATTTGTTCAAAGATTCTGCGAATCAGCCAAAGAAGCTGATTTGATTCTTATTGCAGATACTGGATCTACTGACGACACAGTAAGTTTGGCAAAAGAATATGGAGCAACTGTTTACAACATCAGTGTCAAACCATGGAGATTTGATAAAGCTAGAGATACAGCTTTAAATCTGATTCCTGGTGACTTTGATGTTTGTATTTCTCTTGATCTTGACGAGATCCTAGAGCCAGGATGGCGCGAAGAAATAGAACGAGTTTGGACTGCTGAAACAACTCGTTTGCGGTACAAGTTTGATTGGGGATGTGGAATTTCTTTCTTTTACGAAAAGATTCACCATCGCAATGGATACCATTGGCATCATCCAGTTCATGAGTATCCTCGTCCCGATGCCAGGATACAAGAAGTCTATGCTCATACAGATATGCTGTTGGTCAGCCATCATCCTGATCCAACCAAGTCTCGTGGGCAATATATGCCTTTGCTAGAACTAGCAGTTAAAGAAGATCCACGTTGTCCACGGAATGCTTTCTACCATGCCAGAGAGCTGACTTTTTACAACCGTTGGCAAGAAGCTATAGAAGCGTTGAATCGATATTTGGCTATGCCAGAGGCTGATTGGGCGAATGAACGTTGTTATGCTATGCGTTTGCTAGGCAAATCTCATGATGAATTAGGAAATTCACAAGAGGCGTTGAAATGGTATAGGCTGGCAGCGGCAGAAGCTCCTGGAACAAGAGAGCCATGGGTTGATTTGTCAATGGCTACTTATCGTCGTGAAATGTGGGCAGAAAGCTATTCAGCAGCTATGTCTGCCTTGCACATAACTGACAAAACATTGGTATATACGATGGATCCTAGTGTATGGACTGAAAAGCCGTATGACTTGGCGTCAATAGCTGCTTGGAAGCTTGGTCACAAGGAAGAAGCGAGACAATTGTGCTTAAAAGCCCTAGAATTTGCCAAGGATGATTCGCGATTGCTGAAGAACCTAGAGCTAATGACGGAAAAGACAACATGAGCGATTACACCAGACTTCGTACTCCATTTCAAAATATGTCTTTTACACCGGACGTTCCTAGCAACGCCCTTGGTGCAAATGAGTACAACTCTGGTTTGAATGTTGAAACAGACGTCCGTGGAATCAAAAAGATTTTTGGCGAACAAGAGATTCTTACTGCTGTTCCTGCTGCTCCAATTTTTATGGAAGGTGGATTTCGTTCGGAAACCACTTGGGTATATATCGTTGCCACAAGAGATTCAAGCAACCATGGCAAATGGTACATGGTTACTCAATCTGGTATCTCCAACATTACTCCTGGTTACGGATCCAATCCTTCTGCATATTTGGCTGGATATACTGAAGACTTAAACATTACTACATCATGGGTTGGTAATGTTTTCTTCATTAACGATACATTGAATAACCCAATGTATTTTTTGCCAACAGCCAATGAGATTGCTTTTACACCTGATGCTGATTGGAACTACGATCCTGGTGTAACCAAAACTACCGCTGGATTTGTCAGGAACTTTTGTTCGCCTAATGTCGGCAACATTCTGATTGCTGGAAATATCAGCAAAGTTATTGGCGGTACGACATATAACTATCCAACAACCGTACGTTGGTCACAGGCTTTTGCCAACACTGGAATTCCTTCTACTTGGGAGCCAACTCTTTCAAACGTTGCTAACGAACAAGAGATTCCTGTTCGCGGTCCTATTGTTGATGGTTTTTTCCTTGGTGGAAACTTCTATGTTTGTTCCTATTGGGATACAGTAGTTTTTTCTCCCATTGCTTATCAGAACTCAACAGCTCCTATATTTGGAGTTCGTTTGTTTAACCAAGGTCGAGGACTGTTAAACAATAACTGTTGGACAAATACTGACCAAAATGTCTACGGTATTGATAGCCGAGATATTTGGGTGTTTGATGGATCAAACTTTAATTCCATCGGTAATCAACGAGTCAAAGACTATTTCTTCAGCAATCTGAATCCGACATATTACGACAGATTGTTCATGGTGAATAACACCCAGAAGTATCAGATTGAGATTTACTATCCTGATCTGAACTCTACTGGTTGGTGTAACAAGATGTTGTCATATCGTTATGACTTACAGATTTGGAATGCTCCTAAAGACATTGCAAATGCCTGTATGGCAACTGAAGGTCCCAAGGTTGTTTCTGGAAGCTTTAACTTGGCTTCTCGTGTTGTTACCTATGCTCGTGGTGGAGTATCTAACAAGAAATTGATCCAAACAAACGTTGGCAATTCATTTGTTGATAATGCACCAATACCTACATTGTTTGAAAGAAATAACATTGCTTTTGTTACCGAAAATGGTCCAATTCCTTTTAGTAACAAAGTTTATGCTCATAGAGTTCTTCCCGAGATTTCTGGCGCTGGAGATGTAAATATCACTGTTGGCGGTGCTGACAGTGTTGCTCAAGAAGTTACTTATGGTCAAACTGGTACTGTAAGTATTAACACTGAGAATCCTTGGGTTACAACAGAACAAAATGCTTTCCGAATGACTTCATTTAAGATGGAGTCAAACAACGCTACGCACGCATGGAATTTGACAGCATTGAATTGGCAAACCACTATTGTTGAGGATGCGTTCTAATGCCTTTCTCGCTTGATTCAAATCCGTCCTCATCAGAAATTTCTGATGCTCTTAATTATTTGTTGAATAATTTCAGCATTGGAAATACTGTTGATCCGACAACTGGTCAAGTTGTTGCTCCTGGTGGCATTGTTACTGGATACATTTATAAGTATCTGGCTGTTAAATATGCTGATGATCAATTCGGCACTGGGTTTAGCAGTTCTCCTACCAATAAAAGCTACTATGGATTAAACAACTCTGACAATTCAGCAGAGTCTACTAATCCTGCTGACTATATTTGGTATCAAGCTACGGGTGGTTTTGGAACTACTAAATTCCTATGGTACATCGCTACAGGCGGTCGTCAGATTCAGTTTGAAGTTTCTGCAACTGCTCCTGATACAGCTTGGTTGATTGATCCAGGCTCTTCTATTGATTTGGATGTTGTTACTTCTGGAAACATTCCGGTTATTGCAGAAACATTCACTTCTTATTTCACTCCATCTATTCTGTTTGTTCCCAGAACTGGTAGTCCATTAACGCCTCAATTTAGTGGTATCAATCCTACGTTGTATGCTACTAACGGTGGCGTGATCATTCCTTATTCTGGCGCACCTACAGATAGTAATGCAGCGTTTGTAAATAATTCTTGGCGTATTGGAAACTCATCAACCACTGGATTGGGTGATATTTCCTATACAAACATCACAGTCGGATCTCCAACTGACATGGGTGATTATGCTCAGTGGCCTGATCCTACCGCCATGTCTGGAACTGCTTACATTGACGTTCCAATTAGATTTAAGGATAGTTTAGGTAACATTACTCAAGCTTCTGTTGCATCCATTCAATTAGCTTTTGCTGATCCTGGCGTTAATGGAAGTAATGGTCCACAAATTGACTTTTCTGGTTACACAGGGTTCTCTGTCAATAACTCTAACGTTTACACTCCAGCAACTGCAACGTTGTCTGCTATTGCTGTAAACGTTACCTCTCCGACTTATTCTTGGACTGTTACTGGTGGAACTCCTACATCTGGTTCTAGTTCCTCTATCGTTGTAACTCCAAATTCTTCTGCAACAGCAGTTGTTGTTTCTTTAACCGTTAACGGAACAAATCTAGCAAGTCCTGTTACGGTTACTAAATCAATGCCAGTGACTTTTGATGGAGTCCCTGGAACTGCTGGTGCAAACGGTCTTCAATCTGCTTTTCCAAGCATTTATATTTGGACAGGTTCATCTACACCTCCAACTAGACCTACAACAACATCAACTTATACATGGTCTACAGGAGCATACACTGCTCCAACCGGATGGAGTACGACTGCGCCTAGCAACACTACCGCAGGAAACTATTTGTGGCAGATTACTGTTCCATTAACGGTATCTGCGACAACAACGACTTCTACATTGGATTGGACTAATACAAGTTATCCGATTCGATCTATTGCTTACAACGGTACTAATGGGCTGAATGCTTCCATTCTTACTTTGTCTGCTACAGCACAAACGTTTACCTATGACGGTAGCGGCGCTGCATCACCATCTTCGCAAACAATTACATTTACTGCTGGTTTACAAAACCTGACGGGAACAGCAACCTTTACTTGCACTTTGTATAACAGTGCTGGTTCGAGTATTGGAACCGTGACAATGGGTGGTTCTGGAAACAGCAGAACACTGACCAACACTCAATTTAGTACTGCTGCTTATGCGGTCGTACAGGCAACGCTATCTGGATATAGCGACTTGATGACAGTCGTTAAATTGCAAGATGGCGCTACTGGTTCTACAGGTGCAGCGGCTATTACTGGTTTGTTGACTAATGAATCAGCAACAGTTGCTGCAACAAGTTCAGGAACAGTTCCAAGCTTTGCTGGCACAGGTGGTAACTTTCTTGTTTATCAAGGAACAACTGACGTTACCAGCTCTTCTACTTTTTCAGTTGCAGCTTCTTCTGGCGTAACGATCAGCATTACTTCTGCTGGTGTTTATACGATTACAGCCATGTCTGCTAATCAAGGTTCTGCGACCTTGAGAGCTGTTTATGGGACTGTAACGATTGACAAGATTTACAACATTTCAAAAGCAATTGCTGGTGTTGATGGTGCAAATGCAAGTGTTTTGACATTGACTGCTACTGGTCAATCCTTTACTTATGATGGCTCTGGAAACCCAAGTCCATCATCTCAAACGATTTCATTCACTGCTAATTTGCAAAACCTTACGGGAACGGCAACTTTTGCATGTACTTTGTACAACAGCTCAGGATCAAGCATTGGTACTGTAACGTTGGGTGGTTCTGGTAACACTAGAACTCTTACAGACGTTCAGTTTAGCTCGGCATCTTATGCAGTTGTAGTTGCCAGTCTGACTGGTTATAGCGACACAATTACGATTGTTCGTCTGCAAAATGGTGCTAATGGAACAAACGGCACTAATGGAACAAACGGTACAAGTCCTATTGTTGGATTATTGACCAATGAAGCTGTAACACTTCAATCTAGTAGTTCTGGTACGGTTGTTAGTTTTGCTCCTGGTAATGGTAACTTCCTTGTTTATCAAGGGACTACTGATGTCACCAGTAGCTCGACCTTTTCTGTTTTGTCATCTTCTGGAATTACCGTTTCCATTAACTCTAGTGGCGCGTATAACATCAATACGATGTCTGCCAACTATGGCACTGCGACATTTAGAGCCTCTTATGGTGGCATAAATATAGACAAGGTATATACGGTTGCAAAGTCTATTGCAGGCGTAGATGGATTGACTGCAAGCTTGTTGTATTTGACAAGCACTGCTCAAACCTTTACTTATGATGGTACTGGGGCTGCATCTCCATCCACTCAAACAATCAACTTTACTGCCAATCTTCAGAATTTGAGTGGCACAGCAACATTTACTTGTGATCTATACAACTCATCTGGATCAAACATTGGTTCAGTAACTTTGGGTGGTTCTGGCAACACAAGAACATTAACCAATAGTCAATTCAGCACCGCTGCCTATGCGGTAATCAATGCTAGTCTCAGTGGATATTCAGACACTATCACCGTTGTAAAAATTCAAGCTGGTGCTACTGGAGCCACTGGTGCAACAGGCGCTGCTGGACAAAATGCAGTGGTTGGATTGTTGACCAATGAAGCTGTTACTGTTGCCGCTGATAGTTCTGGTACTGTTGCTAGTTTCGCTTCAGCAGGTGGCACTTTTGAAGTTTTCTATGGTTTAACAGATGTAACCACAAGTTCCACATTCTCAGTTGTTAGTTCAACTAATGTAACGATTGCTATAAATTCCAGTGGTGTTTATACGGTTTCGGCAATGTCTGCCAACCAAGGATCTGCTGTATTGCAAGCTGTATATAGCGGCGCAGTCATTCAAAAAATTTATAACATCAGCAAATCTCTTGCTGGAACAAACGGATCTAATGGGGCAACAGGATCTGCTGGTTCTGCAACCTTTTTGGTAACTCGAACTGCTAATGATAGTTCACCGCCAAGTAATGCTGAAGTAAGTGCTGTTATTGGTCGCAATCCTGTTGCTGGCGATATTGTTACCGTGTCTTACAACAGCGCAAACAATGCTGTTGTATATAGGTTTACAACTTCTTGGGTTACTCAAGCTACTTATTTAACAGGTAGTTTGATTGTTGATGGAACAATCACGGCGTCTAAATTAAGCGTTATAGAGCTATCTGCCATTACTGGTAATTTGGGCAATATTAATGCTGGCGATTTAAAGATTGGACCGAATCCATTAACGCCACCATTAATTAGTGGCACGACAATGACGGGAGTCGGTTCACATATCTATTCATCTGGTAACTTTGCATTTGGTAACTCAACCACCAACATGGTGTTTAATGGAACCAATGTATATTTAAATGGATTTCAGAAAACAACAACAGCAAACTCATCTTTTCCAATAGTTGTTCCATCATCAGGAACTTACGATCTAATTACTGGATTAGTAGTTTCAAAAGGAACTATGTTGATGGTTGCTTGGAATGGAAGAATAGTTGCTGGAGGAACTAGTTTATCTTTGCAACTGATTAGCAGCTCTGGTTCAACTTATGGTCTTCAAAGAAGCATGGTTGGAGCTAGTGGATTTTTCCAATTTGTCGCTATTTGGAACAACATAGCAGTTGATACATATACTGTTAGGGTAAACGATAATTCAGGCGCAGGAGCCACTGTAAATGGTGGATGGGTATATTCTTACGAGGCTATCGTTTAATCATGTATTACATTATTTTTGATATTGATACTGGTGAAATCGAAGTCAATGGAGAATGTCCGGAGCAAGATTTTGAATATAAAGCTGGTAATGGAAAAGGAGTGCTGGAAGCAAACGTTACAGCATTTACCCATTATGTAAAAAACAATACTTTAATTGCTTACACAGAAGATCAAGCAAAGAAAAAAGCAAATCAACCTGATTGGTTCTACAAATGGAGTAATGAAACATTTGAATGGATAGATCCAAGATCAGAACAAGAAAAATATAATGAAACTGTTATTCAAGTAAAGCAAAAAAGAGAAAGTCTTCTTGCTTCATCAGATTGGACTCAATTAAGTGACGTTACTTTGACTAACAGAGATCAATGGGTTGCATATCGTCAATCTTTAAGAGATATTCCTGAACAATCGGGGTATCCTTTTAATGTTGTTTGGCCTAATAAGCCGGAGTAAATCATGGGAATGTTTCAACAAATTGCCCCAGCGCAAAGTCAAAACAACCAGTTTGTCGGACCTGACAACAATGTTGCTCAACCTGCCGTAGGTAGTCCTATGCCCCAAGGCAAAGGTGCAAGCGGGCAAAGATTTACATATTCCCCGACCTCTGGGCAACCGGCGATGGGTCAACCAAATCGCTATGCAAATACAGTTAGTCAATGGGATAATGCTTCCATTCAAAGACCGGC